ACAGCTTGGTTATTCACTATAGTATGGACATATATTTTTACAGGTAATATAATAAATTCTGCAGGTTTTGCAACAGCATTACATATTTTACTAAGTATTGATTATTATATACACGAGAGATTGTGGTTAAAAATAAAATGGGGAATAACAAAAAAATGAACGACATTAGATTGACAGAAATTTTAAAAGACGTAGATAGAACTAAATTGCCAGACAATCGTTTTAATCCTTATATGTCAGCTGTAGATGGTTTTAAAGAAAATGAAAGTTGGATTAAAAAAGAATTTAAGGCATTTGGTATAAGAGTATTGGTAAATATTGCAATTGCATTAGCTTTAATTATAATCTATTACATATACAGATAATGGCTAACGTCTTTTGCATAGGCAACGGTCAAAGTAGAAAAGATTTCAACTTAGAAAAACTAAGACCTCACGGTAAAATATACGGTTGTAATGCTCTTTATAGAACATTTACACCTGACGTATTGACGGCCGTTGACCACGGTATTATGCACGAGATATATCATAGTGGTTATTGTAATAAAAATGAAACTTGGTTTAGAGATTGGAACAAACTACCTGCTGATATATATGAATCAATTGTATATTCAGGATTAACCCCTAAAGATAGAGAATTTTGTAAAGATTATGATGTAATAACAACTAATGAAAAAACAGATCAAAAAGAATTTGTAATGCACGGTTCAAATTTAAAAGGTCTTGTGAGTATATTACATAAAGATATTGCTAAAGGTATACAAAAAATTGAAAAGAGAAATATAAAACATAATTCACTATGTATTAGTTGGGTAAGAGATACTGATAAAACACACGATTTAAAAGAAATTATGAAAGATAGACAAGGAGCTTCCGTAGACCACGGCTGGTCAACAGGTCCCACAGCGGCCTATATTGCAATAGAACAAAATTCACCGAGTAAAGTTTATATGATCGGCCACGATTTATATAGTGTTGATAATAAAGTAAACAATCTATATGCAGGCACTAAACATTATGTAATACCTGAACATAGTCCAACACCTTGTATCAATTGGATTAATCAATGGGTAACATTAGCTAAATGGAATTCTCACATAGACTTTATCAAAGTAAATGAATTTAATGATGACCGAGATCAAATCAATGCGGCCATAGCAGAATGGCACGGCGTAACTAATATTAAATATATGAGTTTTGCACAGCTTGACAAAGAACTAGGTCTATGATATATTAATGGTATGTATATTAGAATATTGAATTATTTAATTAATAGACTTGAAAAGGTGAGAGATAAACTGAGAAATCCTAAGGGTATTTCAGCTAAAGAATGGGCATCTCAACACAAAAAGTGGCGTGAAAAGAGTTATAAATAATACTGATAGCGATTATACAGCTAACACAAATACAAACATACGGAGAATACAATGGACTTTAATACATTAAAAACTAGTCACTCTAACTTTGATAAACTTACCAAAGCACTAGAGGCTAACCTCAATCCTGAGGATATTAATAAAACATCAAAAGACAAATACGCAGACGACAGAATATGGAAACCTGAACTAGATAAAACTGGTAGTGGTTATGCCGTACTTCGTTTTTTACCAGCAACCGAAAAAGAAGAAATGCCGTGGGTACGAGTTTGGTCACACGCATTCCAAGATAAAGGTGGTTGGTATATTGAGAACTCATTAACAACTTTAAATCAAAAAGATCCTGTAAGTGAAGAAAATACTAGACTATGGAATACAGGTGTTGAATCTGATAAAGAGATAGCAAGAAAAAGAAAAAGAAAATTATCTTACTTCTCTAATATATTAGTTGTAAGTGATCCTAAACATCCAGAAAATGAAGGCAAAGTATTCATATTCAAATTCGGTAAAAAGATATTTGATAAGATTACTGAAGCAATGCAACCAGCATTTGAAGATGAAGCAGCCATTAACCCATTTGATTTTTGGAAAGGTGCAAACTTTAAACTAAAAATTAGAAAAGTAGATGGTTATTGGAACTATGATAAGTCTGAATTTGAGCCTGTTGCCGCCATTGCTGACAATGATGAAAAAATCAAAGCAATATGGTCTAAACAATATGCTCTTACACCTTTCTTGGCCCCTAGTAATTTTAAATCCTATGATGAACTCAAAGAGAAACTGAATAGGGTTATTACGGGAACTAGAAATACTGCTACTATTGAATCTGCTGATCTCCCATCGGCTAAGACAAATGGTGCAGTAAAAAGTAATGGTAAAACTACTCCAGCCGCTAGTGATGATGACGATACGTTGTCTTACTTTAGTAAATTGGCGGATGACGAGTAATCTCTCTCTTTACTCATAACTTTGACGGTGGCCAGAAATGGCCACTGTTTAAATCGGCACTGTATTTAAATTAATAAAAGAACGATCAGGATTGCTAGGTATCATTGACATACTTTGATTCACTGTATTACTTACAACATTATTAGAACTAGATGGTGCTGAAATAATATTACCCGGTTTAGATTCTTTTTCAGCAGCCATATCAGCACTCATCTTATTTACATTCATAGGCTGTCTAGTCAATGGTTTTATATTAGGAAACTTTTGTTGAAATGCCTCACCTAAAGCGGCTTGTTTACTAGTATCTGTTGCTTGATTTTCTATTGATGTAGTATTCTTTATATCACCAGCTGTTGTTAAAGTTGAAGTTGAGGTAGATGATTTGTTATCACTATTATTATTAATAGTATCACCTTTTGCGATTTCACCAGATAATGCATCTTTTGATGTATCAGCTCCTTCTTCTTTCTTTTTACCAAAACTAAAAAGATTTGAAACAAAGTTTTTAGCCTTTTGAAATGCTTGATATAGTTTATATAATCCATATATAACGGCACCTATTACAAGACCTATTAATAATCCTTTTGCAGCAAATACTCCTACAGATAAAGCAGCTCTACCTATACCTTTTGCAAAACCACCTATAGCACCAGGTAGATTTTTAAAACCTTTTACAACTGATTTTATGCCATTTTGTAATTCACCAAAAGTATTCTTTGCAGAATCTATAGCAGCACCATAAGTTTGTGAAAAAAAGCCATCAAATTTTTCGTCTGGTTTTATATTAGCTTGTTCTTTTCTTTGTTCTAAATCTTTTCTTGTAGCTTCTTCTTTATTTTTAATGTTAAGTATTTTTTGTTCATCACCTTTATCAAATGTTTCTTTACTTCTTAATTCTTTTATTATTCTATTATTTTCTTTTGTTTGTTGAATTAATCTTTCTTCATCTTTAAAAATTTGTTGTTTAGTTTGTTTTTCTTGTTGTAAAGTTTGAACTTTTAACGTATTTGTTTTTTTGTCTAATATTGTATTAATGCCTCTTTCTCTTAATTCATCTCTTACTTGTATTCTTTCTTGGACTATTCTATCTTGTAATTCATCTTTCTTTTTATTATCTTCTCTTGTAAATTGTCTTGCAGCTATTAAATCTTTTGTATTAGCACCCATTGCTTCTACAATTCTATCAAAATCAGTGCCGAAAGCTTTTTGTAAACTCTCTATTCTATCTAGTGCTTCGTCTTGTGCTTCTTCGTTAGGTGATGCTAATAAATCTAAAGTTTGTTTTAAATTAACTTCAACAGAACCCATAGATTTTATTACTGCTTTTTCTGCGTCTTGTGTTAGAGTACTAACTGTAGATCCTATTGTTCGCATTAAATTTAATGCTGCTTCTGAAGTTAATTTACCGCCAGATTTTTCTGATGCACCTTTTAATTGTGTAAGTAAAGGTAATTTTTGACTGACTTTTTTAATTTCAGTATTTGTTTCTTCTAATTTTTTATTGGATTTTTCTTGTGCTTTTTCAATTTTTTCTATTTGTCTAATAAATTTACCACCTAGGGCACCTCTTAACTCATCCGAATCGTCTAAAAAGTCATCAGCCATTTATTATCCTATTTGATCTTCGTCTAAATTAATTTTTATTTTAGTTGCTTCTATTTTTTTAGTTTCAATCTTTTCTTGTGTTCTACCATATGCTGTTACACCTAATACAGCACCCATTGCAATATGAAAGAAACCAGCACCTTGTAATGTTAGTGGATTCCATTGTGTAAACACAACTGTTTTTAAATATGTTGCTTGGGCAAAATTCCATAATATAGGAAATATAACAAAATCAAAGGCACAAACGGCCAGATATAACCAGCCCATAGCAGGCCTCCACTTTGTATTAAAACCTGTTTCTTTATTTTGTGTACTCATTGACTCTCCCTTTTTCTTCTTTCTTGTTCTTCTTTAATATAAGCTACTAATAATGATACATAAATGTCACGTTCCCAAGGTATTAAATTCTCAATCTCGGTTAATGAATATTTATGATGTTGCAGCAACGCAAAATTAGTTTCAAAATATGCCTCTAGCGTGTTGTGGGCGAGGCATATCCGAAAAAATCTGCGATACCTGTTAACACTATTTTACTAGTTACATTCGTATTAGGATTTGTAACCTCAACTTCGTGTTTCAATTTAGGCATTGTATCAAAAAAAGATTTAATTTTAGTAAAGGCATCTTGTGGTAAACCTTCAATAAATTCTTTTAATTCTTGTTTTGATGTATCTTTAGCAGGATATATTTTATCTCCTTCAAAAATATGGTCAATACAATCAATTAATATATTAAATACTTTGTCTATCTCTATATTATCCAAACCTCTACCAACATCATAATTTTTAAGTGTAGGGTATTTTAATACTAATCCTAGATTTCTGTCAGACTCTAACATTATTCTATTTGTATGTTCATCATCTACCTGAACTTCAACTTTAGTTAAATCAACTTCTGTTTCAACATAAGTTTTACCATCATCAGGACATATTGCTCTGAATTTAGTTATTTCTGATACAGATTTAGCTCGTATTTGTAAAAATAAATATTCTATATCAAATATAGGTAGTCTATCTACATTCAATACGTCAAATGTACAAGCTCCTACTACATCTTTAAGAGCATTTATCATCTCTTTATTTTGACCTGTTTCCATTGCGATATATAATATCTTTTCTTCTCTTACAAGAAATGGTCTATATTTTATTTTCTTATCTTCTGATGGTAATGTCAACTCATATGTTGGCACTTCAATTTTAGGCAACGCCATAATTATCTCCTTTTATTATAAATTAAGTGGTGGGAAATTGCCAAACGGAGGAAATACTCTTCCGCCTGTAATACCACCGATTGGTATACGTCTTTTTAGTCCTTGTAATACATCAACACCAGCACGTCTTAATTCTGGTGGTAATTTGTTTAATATTCCGCCAAACATACCTGCGCCACTTTTTACATTTACGCCTCTAAAGTTTGGTGAACCTAATTCTATATTGCCTGATCTTTCTAAGAAGTAATTTACCCAATATCTAAATGTAAAAGTTACTTCAAATGTTTGTATTGCATTATTATCATAACTATATGTAACAGGCCCTATAATCTTTGGAAAGCAATCAAATAGTTTAACAGCATATGTAATATCATCTCTTTCGTTACGACTTGCAAATTGACCTAATTGAAATATGTTTACATCAGATACATAATTGTCATAAAAATTATAATTGTGTGACTTTAAACTGAAAACGGCCGCTTGCCATAATTCAAAGTATGATCTTTCTCTTAAAAACTTATCGCAATAAAATTGTGCTGTAATGTCAGCAGATTTATAATCAAACGCTATCTTGTATGCAGGACCGTGATGTCGTATTTCTTTTGTTTCAATACTTCTTTCTGGCATACTGATTGAATTACAAAATGCTTGAACTCTACGACCATTTGCTTTATGTAAAGAAGTCATTTCTGCTTGATTTGAAAATGTAGTTAGTTGTTCTTCAGCTGCTGTTGACAAATTAATATCATTTATAGCAATTTCAGAACCTTGTCTTGCAAAACCATTTAATGTAGGTGCACCTGTGGAAGGACTATCTTCTACACGTGGTAAATTAAACTCAACATAAAACCTTGCCTTACGAGCAAATCCTTCTGCCTCATTAATATAAGATTGAAAACGGCCTATAGTAGTTTCAGGATTGCCACCTGCTTTTTGTCTAAATCTTGGATCGCCTTCAACATTATCTAAAGAACGATCACGTGGTAAACCTAATCTTATATCAAAACCACCTATACGAACTCCACCTCTTAATATGGCCATTACAATGATCTCCTTGAAGCTGCATATACGCCAGCAGCAGGCCTTTTTTGAAACTGTTGCACAGGTAAATAACAAGCAATAGCGGCCTGTGATAAATCAATTCTTAAAAAACTTGATCTAACGTGTTTGTACAAATACTTTTTGATTGTTGGTTTTACAAGTGGTATATTTTTTACTCTTGCCCAACTTACATCAAATCGTGCTGTGTCTATTTTTTTACTTGTTGCATATCTTTGCATATTTTCTAATAATTGTAATCGTAATAATGGTGGTAAATAATGAAAGTTTAAACCACTAAAACCGCCTTTAATTCCTTCTAATGGCAACACAAGAGGAAAAGTATCATAATATGGCAATGTTTCTTTATACTTTGGGTCATAAAAGAATAAATTTAATAAACCTAAATTTGGTCGTGCAGTCAATTTACCTTGTGCCATTAATTTATTGGCACTAATCTTTTGGCCAATAGACTGTACAGCATTTTTATACCAACTTGCTGACTTTGTAGTATCGCCTTGTTTATTAGTTAATTTGTCTAGTATTGAAACCATTTAATATATTTATGATGAAAAATATAGATTACTTAGAAAAAACTAAATCTTTTGGAACTC